TCAGTATTAACAGCGATTGAGATATTGAAGGAGCGCAAGGGTGGCAGATGAGCCGATTTCATACGACCGCCGCGAATTGCGCTCCATTATCTCAGCGTTTAAAGCGATGGACGATGAAGCAACAGAGCAAGCAAAACGCGAGAGCTCTGCGTTGGCTCAATACGCTGCAAATGAAGTTCGAGCTTATGGCATTACGCGCACTTTTGGACAAGCAGTCGTTGACCGAATCACAAGCGGAGTTCGAGTATCCAAGTCATCAAAAATTGGAGAATTCAGCTACGGTTTTGCCAGTCAGCGCTTTTCTGGTGGTGCATCGACAAAAGACCTCTGGGCAGGTTATGAGTTTGGAGCTAATAGGTATCCTCAGTTTCCAAGACGTACACCCCGCAAGGGTCGCGGCAACGCTGGATACTTTATCTACCCAGCATTGCGCAAGATTCAGCCTGAATTAGTCAAAAAATGGGAAGAAGCATTTTCCAAGATTTTAAAGGAGTGGGATAAGTAATGGCAGGAAGTAGAACGCTTAAACTTTCCATTCTTGCGGACGTTGACAATTTAAAGAAAAATCTTGACGTCGGCTCAAAAGAAGTTGAAGGTTTTGGCGGCAAGCTTGAAAAGTTTGGCAAGGTAGCAGCCGCCGCATTTGCTGCCGCTGCCGCTGCAGCTGCCGCCTATGCTGGCAAATTAGCAATTGAAGGCGTAAAAGCTGCGATTGAAGATGAAGCCGCTCAACAGCGTTTGGCTAACGCTTTAAAAAATGTTACAAATGTGACCGATGAGCAAATAAAGGTTCTAGAAGAGCAAATCCTTAAAACATCGCTTGCAACTGGAGTTGCGGACGATAAATTACGTCCAGCCTTACAGCGTCTCGCAACCGCAACTGGGGACGTAACTAAATCTCAAAATTTATTAAAACTGGCACTTGACATTTCAGCCGCAACTGGAAAAGACGTCGAAACGGTTTCAAATGCTCTTGCAAAAGCCTATGAGGGAAATGCTGGAGCTCTGACTCGTTTAGGCGTTGGGATATCCGCCGCTGAAGCAAAAGCGCTAGGATTTGAAGGAACAGTAAAACAATTAGCCCAAACTTTTGGTGGTTCCGCGACCGTTCAAGCGAATACATTTGAGGGTCAAATTGCGCGACTCAAAGTAAGTTTTGATGAAGCAAAAGAATCAATCGGAGCTGCATTACTTCCAGTCTTACGCCAGCTATTGGATTATTTTGTCAATGTTTTAATCCCTAAATTTCAAGAAGCAAAACGCGCTGCGGTTGACCCAATTATAAAAGCATTTCGTGACAACGAAGAAGCGTTACGTGATTTGTGGGCTTTTGTTAAAAACTTTCTAATCCCTATTTTTGAAAATGGTCTAGTCGCAGCCATTAAGGCAGTTGGCGCAACTATCGCTGGAATTATCACAGTAATTGCAACAGTTACCAGCAAGGTAAAAGAATTAGCCAACGACGTTATTGATGCGGTAAATAAAATTATTCGTGCTTACAACGCTATTCCTTTGTTGCCTAACATTTCCACCATTCCAAAAATTGGAACAAGCTCAACAATGACTGGCACTATCCCCACAGCTAATTTACCTTTTGGCGGCGCAACTTTAGGCGGCGGTTCAACAGGTGGAGGAACTGGTGGTTCAACTGGCGGCGGCTCAACTGGCGGTGGAGGTACAGGTGGAAGCACTGGAAGCATTCCAACAGTAACTGGAACTATGCCGACATTTCCTACAGGGTTAGGTGCTGGCATCGGCATTACAGCTGGCAGTGGTTTTAACCCTTCTGGTGTCCGCGCAGGTGATGAAAAAGGTAACGTAATTATCAATGTCAATGCACCTAGCGCAATTGATGAAGAAGGCTTCACTCGCGCAGTTGTTTTGGCTCTCAATAACTCAACAAACCGCGGCACAACTGGAGCGGGCGACCTTAGAACTAGCGCGCAAATCTTATGACGGCTTGGACACCCGTTTGGCGCATTAAAGCCAATGGCACCGAAGTAACATCGGTTACGCTTGCCAATCTCAGCATCACGAGCGGTCGAAGTGATATCAATACTCCAACACCAGCTGGCTATTGCCAATTACAGCTTATTAATACCGACGAAACCGTTTACGGCTTCACAATCAATACTTCAATCACAATCGAAGTCCAAGATTCCAACGGTGATTACGTTGCAATCTGGGGCGGGCGCATTTCTGACATTCGACAAGCTGTGACCGTGGGTGGAGAAATAGCATCGCCAACCGTTATCAATATAACGGCAGTAGGTGCGCTTGCAAGATTACAAAGAGCTATTTTTGACGGCAATTTAGCTGAAGGATTAGACGGCGCACAAATCCAAGATTTATTGGACGATTTGTTGCTGAACAGCTGGAACGAGCTTCCTCCCGCTGAAAGTTGGAATACGTATAACGCCACTGAGACTTGGGCTAATGCGTCAAATATTGGATTAGGAACAATTGATGCTGGTGACTACACAATGTCATCACGTCAAATTACCGACCAAGTTATTTCCAACGTTGCAAATCAAATTGCTTCTTCCGCGTTGGGTTATCTATACGAAGACGCCAACGGGCTTATCAATTACGCAGACGCATCACATAGACAAGATTATTTGACCGCGAACGGCTACGTGGATTTAGACGCTGGGCAAGCAATCGGTTCCGGTATTGGTGTAGTTCAACGGCAGGGTGACTTAGCGAACAAAGTTGTCATTGACTACGGAAACAATTTCAATTCCCAATACACAGCACAAGACACCGAGTCACAAGCAACTTTTGGCGTTTATGCAGAACAGTTTTCCAGCTACCTTAAAAACACCGCAGACGTCGAGGATATGGGCGACCGCCTAATTCAGCTACGCGCTTACCCACGCTACAAATTCCAGTCAATAACCTTCCCGCTTCAGAATCCAGAAATGGACGACGCAGACCGCGACGCCCTGCTAAATGTATTTATGGGGCTGCCTATCAGAATTTCAAACCTACCCCCACAAATGCTCGGTGGCGAGTTTACGGGTTACGTCGAAGGCTGGTCTTTTAGGGCATCGGTAGGCGGTCTTTACATAACCCTCAATGCTTCACCAACAGAATTCTCAGCGGTCGCGCAACGTTGGGAGCAGGTCAACGGCGCGGAAACTTGGAACTCGATTTTGAACACGCTAGAATGGCAAGACGCGATAGGAGTTATTAGCTAATGGCAACAACGACCAATTTTGGGTGGGAGACCCCAGACGATACAGACCTTGTTAAAGACGGGGCTCTTGCAATGCGCACGTTGGGCAATGCGATTGATGCTTCTATGGTTGACCTTAAAGGTGGAACAACAGGTCAAATCCTCAGCAAAACTTCAAACACCGATATGGATTTCACTTGGATTACTAACGACCAAGGAGATATTACAGCGGTAACAGCGGGAACTGGTATTAGTGGCGGCGGAACAAGCGGTGCTGTGACAATTACTAACTCAATGGCAACCGAAATAACCGCAGCTGGAGATATAATCGTCGGCACGGGTTCTGGAACTTTTGACAATTTGCCAATTGGAACGACAGGACAAGTTCTAACTGCTGACACAACAGTCTCGCCTTATAAAGTTAAGTGGGCTAATGCAGCTGGCGGAGGTAAAGTTTTACAAGTTGTTCAAACAACAAAAACTGATACTTTTTCCACAAATTCTACTTCCTATGTTGACATTACAGGATTCAGCGCATCAATTACGCCGTCTTCAACTAGCAGTAAAGTTTTGGTTTTAGTCAATTGTGGAATCATCGGTTGCAGTAACGATTGGGCTATTCAGTTACAAATTTTGCGTGGAAGTACCGCGATTTTTAGTAATACCTCTGGTGGCTCATCTGATACCAATGATGCTTGGCACGCTTCCGGCGCTCTAAGTCCAGCGAATAATCGAATTGTGGCTGGCGCGCATATGTCGTATTTAGATTCTCCTTCTTCTACTTCTTCTCTAACATACAAAATTAGAATGTTGTCTGGAGATTCTGGCACAACGGGTTATCTTAACCGCTGGGCGTTAAATTCCGACTTGGGGTCAGTTTCCTCTATTACATTGTTAGAAATAGGTGCATAATGAGACACGATGCAATTTATAAGGCTTATCCGCAAGTGGTCGTTATTGATGATGGCGCGGGTGCTTTTGATGCTGAAGGTAATTCCGTATTAATTGACGCGGAAAAAGTCAATGAAGCAGCCGTCATTATTGATACAGAGGCAACTAAGAAAAAAGCCGAAGCTGAAGCAAAATTGGAAAAATTGGGTTTAAGTATTGAAGATTTGAAAGTTTTGGGTCTTGCCTAAACTTTGCAAAGCTGGCGTTCAATTGCGCGAGCAAATTGACGACTTATATTTAGAGCGTGACCGTCGCAGTGACGGTTGGATAGGCGACACCCGCCATTCAGCCCGCAAAAGCGACCATAACCCCGACAAGTCGGGAATTGTGCGCGCGATAGATATTGACGCCAACCTTAATGCACACCCAGAAGAAGTTTTTGATTTAGTAG